TGAATTTTATTCAAACAAACAACAATCTCATCAATATTGCCTTTGAGGTCCTTCAACTGTTCCTCATCAAGCGTACCATAAATTGTATTAATCTTATCTACCATATCAACCTCCGAAAGATGACAGTTTAACTTCAACAGCAATCCAATAGTCTAGGTCAACTTTTGTGTTACCAAATGATGCCAAACCTTTAGAAGAAATCTCAACATCATAATGACCAGGAATCATTTTGAAATTATCTCTTAAGAATACTGCTTTGAAAGGTTCACCATTGCCATCAGCAACTTCAATAGAGTTACTATGTGATGTTGGGTTACCATCTTGTCCGATTGTACAAGTAGTAGCATAAATCTTACCACCATCAGATTCAAAAACAATATGTTCTGATTCTAGAATAGCAGCTGACTTCATAATTGCTTTGTAATCTTCTTCAGATAAAGTGAACTCAGCATCTTTAGAAGGCAATGCCAATGTTTTATCTGGTGCAGCCACGATTAGGTTCTTGGCAGCCTTACGATATTTAATCTTAGATTTACCTGATTTGAAGATAACGTTTTGGTCATCAAACTCCAACTCTGTAGCATCATTTATTGAATATACAGACAAGAATTGATTCAAATCATAGATACAAAAATCATCTTCAATTTGATCCTGTAATGTGGCCTTGGCCAATACAGTCTTGTTTGTAGACATGGTTGTTAGTGTCTTACCTTTTTTAAATTCAATACCTGAATTAATAGAGGCAAAGTTTTTTAATACGTTTACCGTATCAGCGGATAGTTTCATCATATAGCTCCTTCAATAATATGTTCAATTGTACTTGATCCAAAAGATTTTGTCAAGCAAGAATATAAATTTTCTCTCAAGTCTTCCAAGGTTCCATTGTTATGGATTTTGTGGTCAATATCTCCACCAACCCATGAGGTTTCAGAAGAATGTATTTGATTATCAATCAACCATCTGGCAGCTGAAATATCACCTCGGTTTGCTTTAGTAGCAATATCATACCAATGTGGATCAGGACCACGTTGTACTTCAATTAAGATTCCACCCTGTTCATGTATAAAATTCATTTCATTAGGAAAACGAACATCGGTAACAACATAGTTTGTACCAAAAACCATTTTCTTTTTCAGACTTAATATCCAAAAATCTTTATGAAATACATCTCTAACAGATTCTGTACCTAATAATTGTAATACTTTTCTTGGTGATATGGAGTAACCAAGTTCTTTAGACCAGAAATCATCAGGTTGTTCACGCCAGTCCCGTGATTCTTTAGTATCGCCTTCTAGTAAATGCCTAGGCCAACCAAACATAACAGAAGCTACGTCTTTAAGGTTACTGGCAAAACTAAGGGAGGTGAAACCCATTTCTTGTAGGATTTCACCTGCTGTTCCTTTTCCTGAACCAATAAATCCAAGAACACCAACTAACATTTTACATTTCCCCAACGTAGTTAGCAACTGCTGGCATATCTCCTTTGAAGTGATATGTGCCGATATGGTCAGTCTTCATCCAAGGACATAGGTGAATCTGTCCACCAATCTTACGCCACATTTGACAGAACATATAATCTTCTGATAGGTAACGGTCTGAACCACCACCAGTAATTGAATCAATAGTATCAATAACTGTATCAAAGAAAGCATGAATGTAACGTGTGCCGTCAAAGTGTGCTTGGCCAACGTGGTCTGGTTTGTAACGAATCTGTGGATACGCTTCTTCCATTTTAGCAAACACTTCACGCTTAACCAACATAAAGCCTGTACCAATTTCCATCACTTCTAATGGTTCTGTAACAGAGAACTGTGCAGTACCTTTAACTGGATTGAACACATAATCACCAGTAACTTTCTCCAAGTCTTGTGGATTGATTTGTGGGTTCTTCTCTACTGCCTTCTTAACAGATTTCCATTTGATGGCTTTCTTAGGATAAGGACCACCAATAACATCTTTGTCTAATGCCAATAAAGCAATAACGTCTTTAGGATCAAAGTGAATATCTGAATCTAAAAACAATAGATGTGTACAGTCGGAACGATGGATAAACTCATCCACCAAATAGTTTCTTGCTCGTGTGATTAAAGACTCATTGAAAAGAAATGAGAATTTCACTTGTACTCCGTATTGTAGGCATAGGGCTTGTAAGTCTAAACAAGCTTTACAATATAACCCATGGTTCATACCACCATACATGGGAGTTGCAATGAATAACTTTTTCTTCTGTAATTCTTCTTTCTTAATTGAAATTTCCATTATCTCTCCAAAATAATAAACGAAAAAAGGGAGTCCAACTAATGGACTCCCTTTTCAGACTGCCTTTAGATTAGGCATTGAAGCTGTAACCAGCGGAAAGAGCGGCACGAACCAAAGCTTTAGTTGGTTTACCTAGACGGTAAGAAGCAACTTTAACGCCATCAGCGTTACGCTTGTAGTTAGTGTAGATGCAATAACCTTCTTGACGAAGTTCATCAATACGTGCTGACACGTTTTGAATACCGAAACGGCGTCTAGCTTGCTCGGTCGTGAAAGTGTTGTAACCCTCTGTCTTAGACAAAGCGTTTAACATTTTTTGTTTTGCTGATAATTTAGCCATAATAAACTCCTAATAATAAAAAATAACGAAAGCTTGTTTTAAACAAGTGTTGTAAGTATAACACAAATCCTTACAACTGTCAAGCGTCCTATCGACCAACTTGTGGTAAATATTTCGCCTTGGTTTCCTCCCATGAGAGGTATATCAAGTCATCATAGAATAAGGATTCATAAGAAACATTATTCTTTTTCTTCAACATTGATATTCTACCCTTTGCGTATTTGGTCTTCCACAACTCCGCAAGGGTTTCGGTAGAGTTGTCAAACAACTTTACCAAATCTTTATCACCAATCTCTTTTCTCAAATACTCATTCGTATTAGTATATAGTGGGGAAAAATAAATTCCACGTTGGTGTTCGGTACGAATGAGATTCTTAGGTATACCAAGTTTGCCATAAGCAAAGTTTAGTGACCTATTCTTATGGTCTCTCTTAAGTGGAAGGCCTTGTTGATTCTTGGCTTCCCACCATTCAAAGTATTTTCTAGTATGGTTCTCTTTGATCCAATCAAAAATCATTCTAGAGGTAGTACGTTTAGGTTCAAATGCAACTGATCCGCTAGAGAATCCCATTTTATTCCAATGATCCAAACCATCATACTGAGACAAACCATTAGATTTGGTGTTACCATATAAAGAGGTTGTAGTGACGCCAACAAGTGTATCTCCATAGCGTTCCTTCCAATCTTTTTCTACTGTGTCTGACAAACATAATAGTGCAAGTAGTTTACCGCCCATGTAATTGAAACCCAACGGCTGCAATGGAACAATTGTAGAACCGATTGCTGTATGATTAATCATATGTTGTTGAGTCTTTACATCTCTAGACCAACCAATTGCATTATCTCTTGGTGTCAAATCTAGAAAGTCGGAACTAATACAAATGACACCGAGGTATTTATCGGTCTTCTCATCAACTACGGTATAAAAAAGATTACGACCAATATTAGAATTGTTCTTCATTGTGGAAGAAAAGGTCCTGATGGCGTTCCATGTCTCTGCCAAATCACCGTTAGATAATTTAAGTATGGGCTTCAAACATTGATACTCATCAGGATGTGTAGGCATCCAAAATTTAGATTTCACTTTATTGATTAAGTCCATTTGAGCAGGATCAACCATTTGCATCTCAGTACCAAAAAGTGTGTTTACTTCTTGCATCGGATAACGTTCATGTATCTCAGACCATTTCTGATATAAGGTATACTCACGTACATCCATCTGTGAAGCGTAGGTCAAATCCTTGATGAGAGTTTCTTTAAGTTGCTCAGTATCAATGTGTTCAAATGATTCAACAGGATTCTTTTCTGACCATTCATCCCATTGTTTATCTACATAATCTATTGGAGTTGCCATTATTGTGTCGCTTGTACCATTTTGTTTTGTGCTTTGAAATAACGTGTCATCATCTTAGTTACTTTGTCACGTTTCTTAAAACCACTTTGTAGTGCTAGTGGTTTTGCTTTCATAGTATACACTATTCCGTCCATGTGGTCAAGCTCATGTAACCAACATCTTGCACTCATACCAACATAATTGGCTTCTTTCCATTCTCCAGTATAATCTTGGTATTTTACCCAAATCTTTTCCGGTCTGGTGATGCTCAAGGACAAACCAGGAAACGATAAACAAGCTTCTTTGATATGTACTTCACCCTCTGTTTTCATCAATACAGGATTAAAGAATGCCACATATTCTTGTCCGGCACCCATAACAAACATACGATATGGGAATCCACATTGGTTGGCAGATAAACCATAACCATTATTCTTAATACAGGTTTCTACCATTGATGAGGCAAAGTCGGCTGCATTGATTGGTGCATTGTCAAAATCAAACTCAGGTAATACCTGCCTAAGAATCGGATCGGTTTCAGGAACTAAATCAAATATCTCAATACTTTCTACGGTTTGTGTACCCGTACCAGTATCAATAACAATTGTATCATCATGTTTTTGTTTCAAAGCTGTCATTTTGCTATCCTACTAAAGTTGTTATGTTTCTCAAACTTAATTACCGACCTAAACTTGTCAAAGAGTTGGTCACCCTTGTGTGATATAACAAATACGTTTGTATCTGTACCTATCTCATTAATCAATTTCATAAATTCTTCCGTACCAGTTAAATCAAGACTTGAATCAAACACCTCGTCAAGTATTAATAGATTGGTATTGGTAGAATTCTTTAACTTGGCAATTTGTCGCCAGGTAAATAATAAGGCCAAGTCAATACGCATCTTTTCTCCTTCGGAGAAATTAGCATAAGAAAACTCATCACGATGCCTACTCTTAATTGTTTCATTGAAATTCTCGTCTATGTTAAAGTTAACAAAGAAGTCCATGGCAGTCAGGTACTTGTTGATTAACTTATTCATAATTGGCAAGTATTGTTTGATGATTCTAGTTTTGATACCAGTATCTTTCAACAATGTGGCCGCATAATCATAATAATGTTTATTAACCGATAAGGTTTCACCCTGAGTATTGTAATCAGCCAATTCAGATTTCAAATCCAATAACTTGGCATTTACTTCTGCCATGTTATCTTTTCTTGTGGTCAACTCACCAATCTCTTTATTTAATTTTGCCATATAGCTTGTTATGGCTGATATAGTAGAAGTATGTTTAACTATTTCATTACTATGTGCGTTGATATGTTTAACGACATCACCAATTTCTGTCAATCTGGTGTTGAGTTTGTTAATCTCCGCTGTAATTTCTTCAAGACCCTTTTGTTGAGTATTGATTTTATTTTTCCGTTCGTTGACTTGGAGTTCTTTGAATTCTCCGTCAATTGATTGTCTACAGGTTGGGCAGTTGTCGTTTTGTTCATAGAATTCGATATCCTTTTTAACTTTTTTAATGTTAGACTCTACCTTAGCTTCTAATTGGAAAAGTTTCTTGTTCTTCTTTTCCAACGAATCACTATCCGCAATCTTAGACTGTAATACATTAATATGTTTTTGAATCAGTATAATATTTCTATTGAGTTTATCCAAGTGTTCTTGGTTCTCAACCAACTCATCACGTTTCTTTTGTATTTCGGCTTCGTTATGTTTCTTGTTTTCTTCTATGTTCTGGTTCTGTAGTGTAATCTTTTCTTCGGTCAAAGAAATGGCATACTTTATTTTAGATGCCTCATCTTTAATTTCCGATAACTTATCTTTAACCACAGAGTTCATTGACGAAAAGATTTGGATATCTAATAAATCTTCAATGATGTTCCTACGGTCACCAGGAGATAACTGCATGAAAGGAACAAAAGAGGCGGAACCAAGGATGACTACTTGCGTAAAGGACTTATAATTTAGTTTGAGAATGAACTTCTCTAAATGTTCCTGATAGTCTTTTGCTTTCGCATCCTGGTTCACTAAAACACCGTCACAAAAGATTTCAAACGTATTGGGTTTAATACCTCTTATAACTTTGTATTCTTTCTTACCAATCTTAAACTCAATTTCAATAACACAGTTTTGGCCATTGATAGAGTTCAGTAGTTGTGGTTTGTTAATCTTACGAAATGGTTTACCAAAAAGACCGAAACACAAGGCATCTAAGATAGTTGACTTGCCGGCACCATTATGTCCAATAATAAGTGTATTAGTAGACTTGGTAAAATTAACTTCTGTGAAAGCATTGCCTGTAGATAACAGGTTCTTCCATCTAATCTTTTCAAATAATATCATGCTGTTTCAGTATTCAATGCTTCTACATAAACTTCTTGTAATATATTCTTTAGAACGGTGTTGTCAATACTATCATCTTGTATAGTATCCACGTACTTGTTGAGTATAGTAATCGTGTCTTGAGCTTGGTCAACCATTTCTTCATCTACACCCTCCGTTAACTCGGTAAAATCTTCAACAATAGTAATGTCGATTGGATTGATATTATACAAGTTATTCATAAACTTGTCAAACAAATACGGGTTGGTTTTGTTAATTACTACCACCTTAACGTATGTGTTGGCATAACCTGTCATATCTTTATTAGTTATTTCGGATATAGTTTCGGTTTTATCATCGTAAACGATACGATGAAACATTATATTTGGATTAGGAATAAAATCAAGGTCGTGAGTATCCAAATCAAAGAGGTGGAAACCACGAGTATCGTTGTAATCTTGCCAAGTAAGTTCGTAGGGATTACCAAGGTAAGTAATGCTATCGGAACTAGAACGGTGATGATAGTGACCGCTAAAAGTCTGTTGAAATTTTCTAAAAATATCACGTTTGAGTCCTTCTTGTGATGGCATACCACGGTGCATGGCAAAGCCTTCAATCTCAAAATGGCCACAACATACGGTAGCAGAAGTGTTTTTAATTTCTGCCAAAGCTATATCATAGTTTTCGGCATTGATCCACGGAATCATACACACATCATGTGAGGTGTCTGCGTATTGTAGGTGTATTGTTTGTGGAGAATCAATAACGTTGATGTTCGGATACTCACCTAATAATAAGGCCACCGAATTAACGTCATTGGTATTTTTGAAGTACGTATCATGGTTACCAGCCAACATATGGACAGTAATGTTACGTTGTAATAACCCATTAAAGAACATTTCTTTTGCTCTCTTAAGGGTATAGAAGTTTACATACTTACGCCTGTCAAACGTATCCCCAAGTATGAGAACAGTAGATATATGCTCATTATCCAAAGCAGGAAAGAAAGTATCCGTATAAAATTTCTCATAATAATCTAAGAAATGAATCGAATCATTCCTTGCTCCGAAGTGTTGGTCAGTAATTAGTGCTATTTTCATCTGTCGAATTGTATCATAATATATTACACTTGTCAAGCCGGCTCTATAAACTTCTCCAGGCCTTTCGGTTTCTTCTTGGCATCCTTCTCATCTTTCTTATTCTTTTTGGCAATCTCATAGTTCTCTATGAATTCACCGATATTATCATACAATTCAAATTGTCTGGTAGAACCATCTTCAGATTCCAACATCTCAAATTCATCCAAAACACCAAACATTTCGGTAGCTTTGTACTTGATGTATAGTTGTTTTTTCTCCTTTTGGATCCTCCTAAGGAAGGCATAGAAGATTACTTGTGTAAAATAGGCAAATGGATTCTTAGATTTGGTTTCATCAAAGTTGGCAAAGTACATAAGACAGTTTTCAATACCATCCGCAATCATTTCATCACGGTAGGTATAGTTAATAAAGTTTGGCTTATGTGATAACCCTTCGGCAATCTTCATAAAACACTCACCAATATAATTTGGTATTACCGGTGCTGGTAATTTCTTGTCTTTGGCTTCTTTGGCCTTGGCTTTATACTCTGCCAGTGCTTTCAGGAAGTCTTCGTTATTAATGTAATTCTTGGTTTTCTTAGGGGTGTTCATTCAAATATACCATAAAAAGTTGTTGACAAAGGGCTTGACAATGTGATATAGTCCACGGTGTAGTCCCATGATGTTAATGAAATATTAAATCTTTACCTGATTTATTAATTTCTTCCATAACTTCCATCATATTGGACATCTCCTCATCAGATAAATCTTCCATAGACTTTACTTGCAGAGTTTTGGATTGTTCAACTGTATCGAGGTAGTGTTCTATCATCTCATCATTGGGATTCATCTTGAGAAGTACATCAGCAACATTTATTGTGGCTAGATTCTCGGTAATCAAAGAATGTGGTAAGTAGTTTAACAATACCAAGTGTCCTTGATTACCTCTAACGTGTTCTACGTGCATTAACATCGGATCATATAAGATTACGTAGTCGTCTACAAAATCCATATGTGCAATAATATCATGGTTAGTTTTTAATCTAATGATTTGAATACTATTTTCCATTTTTGAGTCCTATGTTGTAAAGTTTAAATGAGAACTGCTCCTCATTATATATCTTTGTTCTTTCCACAAAATGTCTCAGAGTGAAGTTCATATGTTTCTTATGTCTCATGTCATCGGCTATGTCATAGAGCGTAGCTTTTTCCTTACCTTCCGAGTTCCGAAGACCCCGTCCAATAGATTGAAGATTACGAACTCGTGACTTTGACGGAGATGCGAAGATAATATTATGTAAATTACGAATGTTAATTCCAGTACTGAAAGTCCCAAAAGAAGCCACAATAATAGCATCATTTTCTAACTCCATAATTCTTCTTATTTCTTCACGATCCGCTGTATCCGTTCCGCCATGGACAAAGAAGACTTTTCTCTCTCCAATCTTCTCTGAATCCTTAATCATATTATACAACATTTTACCATGTCTGTCTACCATCTGATAGAGAACAAGTGTATTCTTACCAAGAGATAATGCAAGATTTTTAATGAACTTATTTCGTTGTTCGTTTTCAATGAGATATGATATCTCCGTTTGATAGTCCGCATCCACCATCTGTTCACAAATATCCGCCGGATGTTTAAGTACCAAACATTTAATCTCAAAGTCTGATACCTTACCTTGTTCCATCAGTTCTTTTGTGGTGATAACCTTCTTCACAGCACCAAATAGACCTTCTAATACCAGTTTATGTGTCTTGGTACCATCTAAAGTACCTGTCAAACCTACACGATACTTGGCATTTATACAAGAAGTCATTATATGGGCTAACGATTGAGCCTTGAATAAGTGTGCTTCATCACCAATAATATAATCAAATTGGTGAAAATATTCTTCAGGCAATGTGTACAATGATTGCCATGTGGAAATGGTTAGGGGTTTGTCCGTCATCTTATCTTTGCCTTGATAGATGCGGTGTATATATTGTTCTAATGAACCATTGGCATAGTCTCCAAAGTCGGAGAATAACTGTTCAACCAAAGAAGTCGTAGGAACGATTATCAGACCTTTCAAGTCTTGATACTGATACAGTTGTCTAAAGATAAGGTAGATGATTAGGGACTTACCTGAGGCGGTCGGAGACAACAGAAGTGCTCTACGTTTCTGCATTGCTTCAATGTAAGCGTCCATTTGATGGTCGTTGACCGTGATTGGTTTGCCTTGACTGTGTATGTTCAATGATTCAAAGAACTTTTTGGCATGATATACTGAATGTTCATCTTCCAAGTCTGCTCGTGTGTCATCGTATTCGTATGTGTAACCACGGTCAGTAAAGAATTCTTCAATATATTTTAAGAGGCCATGATAGATTTGACAATTTCTTAAATCTAATAAACGAATCTTTCCGTCCCAAACCCTATTTTTAAAGGCAGGAGTAAATTGATGACCAGGTACTAAGAATGTGAAGTACTCGGACATTTCTCGAATGATATGTTTCTCCGCTTGAATTTTAACATATACTTCGTTTACTTTGGATATTATTACGTCAGACATAACCTTCGCTTCTCAAATAAAAGTAAATGGAAACTCCTATAAAATAAAAGACAACATAAAACAAAGCTTTTGCTCTGAACATTGTGGCCGCAAAAAGCATACCCAACATAAACGAGAAAAAGTTTAATGCGTGTCCTGATATTGTAAAGAAGTTATTGTCCACCTACAAATCTCTCCCACGATATAAAGTCTCTGAGTTGCCAGGTTCTTTGTTTAAGTTCATTCATTATAGATTCCAAGGCCGTAACCACTTCTTCGTGGTATACTTTCTTTTCTTGGAGTTTGATTAAGTCTCCGTCCGCATCGAGATAGGTGCTGACATCAGACTTGAGTGTGAATTGGAATGGTTCCCAACCAAATTCTTCCAATTGTTCTTGTGATAACTTGCCTGTGTAATACTCCCATTTAACTTTCTTCATACGTTGAAAGTCAAAGAAAGCCTTCTTGGAGGCAATCTTATGTTTGGTAAGAATCTGTAGGTATTTGCTGTGAAGTATTGGTATACGAATCAACTCCTTGGACGGTTCCGTCTGGTCAATTATCGCATCTTTTTCCCAATATTTAAGTATCTGTTCAAGTGTTTCCATAATCTATCCTCAAATAAAAACATTATATCATATATTACTTATGCCGTCAATATTTCGTAGTAGTCGTATCTGAATGTTGCCGAAGCTGTGATGATATCATCTGCCGACAGTTTGGTATC